CTTAATAGTAATTATCAAAAAATAAATTACAATAAATTTAGATGGTGGAGATGGTATCAGGATAAAAACTCACCCTTACCATATAAAGCAGATTTTAGAGAAAAAATATTTAATGGTGATTTTGATCCCTCTGGTTATCAATGGCAAGCTTGGCTATGTGAACATATGTTGAATGATATTTGGGAAGAATGTCAACCTGATATTCAAAAGTATAATGAAAAAGCTAAATTGTTAGGTGCTAGAAGAAAAAGATTACTTGAAGATTATGAAAACGATGAAAATAATAAATTAGATAATTTATATGCTCACTTTAAAAAATATTTTAAAATAAACAGAGAACAAGTAGAAGAAGAAGCTTTAAAATGCTGTGGAGAATTAATAGATCTTTATTATATTGTTGAAGACAAATATGGAAAAAAATATGCCTAAAATATCACATGAAGTACCTAGATGTCTTTTAACAGCATCTCCTGAATTTAATGACTATGATTATTGTTTACCTCATTTATTAGATCAAGATGAAGAGTATAAACAATATTTTATTGATGCTAGAGATAATGGTAGGTATGTTATTATGGATAATTCGCTTCATGAATTAGGTAAAGCATACGATCATAAAAGATTATTACATTGGATTAATGAATTAGAACCAAATGAGTTTATAGTACCAGATGTTTGGATGCAAGGACATCAAACCGCAGCACAAGCTAAATATTGGAAACAGTATAAAT